ATCTTGTAAAATTTAGTCGTATCGATTGGCTTCTCACTCCATCTGGCGATTTGGCTTGTACGCAATCAGGCTTCCAAAACTTAGCATTCGGCACAACCAATCTCATTCAAGCGGCGACACTCAAACTCATCACTCCACCTAATGGATTGATCTTGCATCCAGAATTCGGAGCACTCCCACAACTTGGCGATAGCGTCGCAGATATAGATTCACAAGCTCAGATAGAAAGAATCAACGTATCCTTCCAGCAGGATGAGAGGTTCAATACACCACAATCGGTGTCGATTACACTTCAGCCTGGTGTGGAAGCTGTTAGTGTGGTGGCTTCTGTAGCGCAGGGCAATGGCATCTTACCGATTGTTGTACCATTGACAGGTCAATAATTAAGGATCTCCATCATCAGATCTAAGCAAATTTGTTGTTGTTTTTCTTTATCAACAGCAGCAACAGCAGCAGCAGCAACAGCATAAGTAGCATTAGCAGCATAAGCAGTATTAGCAGCAGCAGCATAAGCAGTATTAGCAGCAGCAGCAGCAGCAGTATTAACAGCAGCATCAGTAGCATAATCAGCAGCATTACCTTGTATGACCGCGATAAGCTCATCTCGCGTAATTTTACCATTGATGTATTTCCTCACTGCATCAATTGCAGCTCGACAAGCGCCACGATCCTGTTCTCGAGTCAAATGCAGCACGCTTTCAGCACATGCTGCGGCCCACAAAGAATTTTGCTCATGCGACATCAATCGCGTCATAACCCAAACCTTATCTGAATATGTAATCTTTTCAAGAGATAGGAACATTGGGTGACTGCCATCAAATCCTGGATATTCTTTGGTGAAATTCTCAAAACGAGACCGACAAGGATTAAGAGCTTGAACGTTTTCGATTGTAATTTGCATAATACCTCCACCTTTACCTTACACGCATTATTAAAACTCAACTCACAGACTTCATATTGACACAGAATAGATGCTCAGTCAAGCATTTATATACAAAAGAAATCGCATAGTTAGCTCAGAATCGTAATAGTCACTATACCCTCCTGCCTAATCTGAGCAAATAATGAAAAAATGTACGAAATGCCCTGAAACTAATCCGTCTGCATTCTATAAGGATAAATCTAGCCCTGACGGCTATAAGTATATTTGTAAGCCATGCGACAATAAAAGACGTCTAGCTCAAGCACAAGCAAATCCAGAGCCTAGACTGATTGCATCACGTAAATTTTACCATGCTAATATAGAAGAAGAACGAGCAAGAGGTAGATCTTACGCCTCGGCAAATCCAGAAAAAGCTAAGCTGCGAAGCTCTAAGCATTATCAAGAAAATTTAAAAGAAATAGCCACTTATGGAAGACAGTATCGCCTAAAATATCCAGAAAAAAATTGCGCAAAATCTAACAAATATAGAGCAGGTGGATTAAGTCGTACACCTAAGTGTCTATCCGAGCTGCAATTGGATCATATTAAATTATTCTATGAAGCTTCTATGCAAATGACAAAAGAGACTGGCATTCAATTTCACGTTGACCACATAGTCCCATTGAAAGGAAAAATCGTTAGTGGCTTGCACGTTCCATGGAACTTACGAGTTATTCCTGCTGAAGAAAACCTAAAAAAAACGCAATAAGTTCGGAGTTTAACCTTGTCGAGCACACCAAATCCCCGCCCTCTTTCAGTAATATTCGATACGATTCGCAAAACCTTTATTGCGAAGTCTGGCGTTAATGATGTAGCTGTTGGCTCATCGAACAGAGATTTTCTGGAAGCTGCATCGCTATCTGATTTCCGTTCTCAATCTGACATCATGGCAGCGCTCAACTCAACAGATATAGATAGGGCTGAAGGTGTTGACCTCGACAATATTGGTAATGCTGAAGATGTTCCACGGCCACAAGCTAAGACTTCATCGGGCACTATAACTCTCGGAACCACACAGTTTGTAAAGATTGCAACAAAAATCTATGCAGGTACAGCCGCTCCCCCAATTGGCTCAACGACAATCAATATCTCCGATGGCTCGCTATTCCCACAGACTGGGCAAGTGTATCTTGGTAGGGGATCCAATAATGTTGAAGGACCGATCAGCTACAGCAGCGTCACAGCAATTGGTAATTTTTACCAACTTCTTCTAGTTACTGGAACAACAAAGAATCATAATCTCAATGAAACTGTTGTATTAGCTCAAGGCGGCAATCGTCCAGTTAATGTGGGCAGCATTGTTCAAACACAAGCAAACACAACAGCTCCAGCCGTAACATTCAGAACACTCGTCTCTGTTGTAGTGCCAGACGGAGAAGATACTTTAAGTGGAGTTCCTGTTGTATGTACGATACTTGGATCAATCGGCAATGTGCCATTCAATGCCATTCAAGTCTTTGCAAATCCTCCATATTCAGGCGCTACCGTCACTAATCCAGTTGGTTACATTAATGGACAAGATGTTGCATCAGATCAAGCATATCGATTACTCATTAAGAACGCTGCACAAACTGCATCACTTGGTACAGACTTAGCCAATCAATCGGCAGCTGTGGGTGTAACTTCTACGGACGACGATCAAACAGTTACTTCAGCTGAGATCCTCACACCAGCTAACAGAAATGAACCAAGCATTATGTATGTGGACAACGGCAATGCATATGAGCCTATCTTTTCAGGTCAGGGCTATGAAGTCGTTGTAGCCAATGCGAATGGTGGAGAAATCTATTTACAATTGCAGAATGAAGATATTACAAAAGCGTTAGCGGTATCATCGTTCGCAACTCCCTTCACTCTAACTGGCGGAGTGGTGTTGGCGGTGGAAGTTGGTGGAGTGAGATCAGAGCATACGTTCCAAGACTCAGACTTCGCTACACAGAATGCAGCAAACACATTTGAAATTGTAAATTCTATAAATGGCGATACATCTCTCCTGTTCAGTGCAACGGCAGCAGACAATGGGCAAAACGTTTTGATATTCGCAAAAGCCTACGTGCATGAAGACATAAAGGTTGTTCCGCCAGCTAATCCATTAGCTACCGACGCCAATAGCTTCCTTGGCTTCGATCCAAACCTCATCTACACATTGAGACTATATAAGAACGATGTTCTCTTAATTAAAGACGGCATCACTCCGAGCATCACCACATCATTACAATCAGCATGGTTGACAATGACATCGGGTGAAACTCTTACAATTAAGGTAGATCAATCACAATACATCACCTACACGTTCGTTGATGCAGATTTCATCCCATTTGGCTACCCTATTCTGTCACAAGTAAACTCACTCGCTGCATGGGCAAATGTATTCAATAATAAGGTCGCGGGCATTACCGCAACTGTGAATGGTGGTAGTCTTGTATTTACTTCAAACCTTGGAGCAAATAACAATGCCGCAATCAATATTAACAGTGTAGGCTCATCGCTCGCTACTAAGATGTTTGGGTTTAGCTCAGGCATATTGGTCAGCACAGGAAAGACTTCGGACTACGCATTGAATCGCGCTACAGCTCAACTCGAGTTAACGGCTCCATTGGTGCCTGGTGATGTGGTTACAGCTGGATCGATCAATACTCGAGCATTTGTAGAATCTACATCTATTGCTACCGGCACAGTTTCTATGATAGCACAGACTTCACTCATTCCTGGTCCATATGTGTGGGTGACGCTTGACTCTCCAGCGATCTTCGTTTCATCGTTCGCTAATGCTGCCACCACCATCACTATCACAAATCCATCAACGAATATCTGGAGATTTACATCCAATGCAACGAATGCATTCTTGCAAGGTGCTGTTGGTGATTGGGTTGTAGTCGCAGATGATGCTCTCTTTGGCTTCAACAACAACTTCATGGGTGCATGGAGAGTGACAGCTATTGGTGCTCAGTTCTTTGAATTCGAAATGACACAGTCCCTTGGCTCAACGGGCATCGTATCGCTTGTGACGTCAAACAAGATCAATTTTGTAAATACTTTAGGGTCAATGCAACAATTGCCGCTTCTCTCGGGTACAAACACATTGACCGCAATCGCTACAGCTGTGAATGTATTCTTCCAAGGTGGATTTGCATCAGCAGTTGGCGGTAAGATCTTAAGCCTTACATCAAACACATACGCTACAACTGGAATGATGACTCTTGCGGCTTTTACAAACAACGCAGCAGTGTTGGGCTTTAAGTACGGCGCACAAGACGAGAGCGTCGTTACGCACACAGCCTTTGCTCAAGCTCAAACAAGTGAATTGACCTTCCCATCATTCATCTTCGATACTGTCGCAACGGGCGATGTAAACATTCCACCACAGAACATTGTAACAACTACAAATCTTCCAGTGGCTGGAGTGAATCCAGATCAGTTCCTTTCTTTCTTAGACACTTACTCTAATGATAGCTCGAACAAACGAATATACACACAAATCGCAGCGTTAAATGGAACTGCAGTGCAGCTTCGTCCTAATAGTAAGATGAGAGACATCATTGCGGGTGATCGCTACTTCCCAGCGTATCCATACAACTTCACTGCTAAAGATAATTTGGTTGTGATTCTCGATAATGATCCAGTAAATAAAGCACTCAATATCGTAATGTCTAGACTCGGAACTGTTTCAAACGTTTCCGCTCCTACTACTACGACATTCCGCGCATATGATACAGCAGCAGGACCAACGGCAAACTATGCCAATCAATTTGGTAATAATTACAACTTCGCTGACTTTAAGGTTCATTTCGCTGCCCATCAGATCTTGATCCCCGCTGGCGTCAACAACGCAATGCTCATTAGTGCTGCACTCCTTGGCCCAACAGGCAATAACATCAACTTTGGTATCGACTATCCATCAGCACCCAATAGCCCATTGACTTTCAGTGCAGAAGATACACTTTATACTAACTTGAAAGTGTACCTCGCATCTGGCCCACAACGATTGGGTGGAAGCTGGAACTCATCGACTCAATTCGATGTAACCAATACGGTTGGCAATACCTATCGCTATACATACAATGGAATTGGATCCTCGCCGTTATTCGTTACGAATGCTTCAATTGCTATTGGTGATGTTGTAAATATTACTCCATCGAACTTTGAATCTGATAACGTTGGCGTCTATAAGATCACTGCAATCTCTGACACATACTTCGAGATCATGAATCCATTTGGTTTCGCACAGAACAACATCCAATTAACTGGATCCGCGAATCTGATATTCTATCCATTGAATGCATCAGCAAATACAGCGGCATTAATCTCTACATTCATTAATGCAAATCTTACAAACTGGGTGACATCTAGTCTATTGCAAGCTGGCGGAACAATCACCACTTCCACTTATGATGACAACGTTGGCTCGAGTGAATTCGTACAACTCGCTGATGGAGAGAATTGGATTGCATCATCGAACATCGGCACAACCATTAGCCCTCAGAATCAATTCACATTGAAAGTTCCACTTACAGTCACCACGGCTCCATTCACTCTCGTTGCTCAACAGTTCTATTTAATACCAACAACAACTGCACAGATTGTAAGTTTTCTAAATGTGTTCGCCGTTACGGGCTTATCGTCACTTGGAAATATTGTTGCATCATCTGATGCAAGCAGGCCGGAGATTTACTCTGATCTCTTTGGCTCATCAGGCAGCGTATTGGTCTCTGGTGGAAGTGCTAACGCTGCAACGGGATTAGTAACGGTATCGGGCTCAAGTGTATTACAAGATGAAATTCTCTCCACGAGTGTAACTGGATCGACAGTGACAGTGACTACAGCTAATAGACATGATTTGTCCGTGGGCGACGTGGTTACGATAGCTGATGTAAATAGTACGTTGTTTGATGGTGGCTACTTCACCGTTACAGCTGTGACCGCTAGAACGTTCAGCTATGTAGATGCGATCGTCCTTCCTACTATTGTTTCCACTACACGCACATCAAACGTGGTGACCGTAGTTACGTCAGTGGCACACAATCTTGCCGTCGGTGATGTAGTGACGATCACTGGCACATCTACATATGCATCCTTCGTTGGAATCATTCCAGGTACATCGACGTCCGTTACACTCACTGCCAACACTTTAGGTTTGGTGGGTAACTCAATAGCTCTCGTGTTTACTGGCTCAAATTCTATTGCCGCTGCAATTTCTACATGGAACACCGCTAACCCATCTAATCAGGTAACTCTTACAACTGGAGATGGTACTCAGATTCCTACAGCTCAGACGGTAACGCTTAGCGGTGGAACGACATACGACGGAACATTTTCTGTTCTCACCATACCTACAACCACTTCGTTCACGTATGCTCAAGCAGGAGCCAATTCCACTTCCACTAGTGGTGCGATCACTACGATTGAATCATTCCAAGGAAGTGTTAGCACTCCATTCACTTCAATAGACATTGGAGCACCAGACATTGCTGGCTTCCAAGCTGGTGAATGGCTTTATATCGCAAACACCTACACGCAAGCAAAGATCACTGGTCTTCAGCCTAATACCGATCTGTCTATCACTGGCCTAAATACACTCAGTATTGTTTCTGGTCCAGGAGTATTCCAAACGCTTCGATCTACTTCAGCCGATAGCTCGACGCAAATGAAGGTGGAACAGCAGGCTCAGTTCATTTGCTTTAGTTGGACTGGTGCTGGAACAAACCCAGCTTTAGTTGCTGGTGGTGTACAAGAAGGTGATTGGGTAAAAGTCGGTGGTAACTTTAACATAGTGAACCATGGCATCTTCAAGATCGTTAAGGTTTTTGGTAATTCTTTCTATATTGAAGTTCCAACGGATATTGAGGAAGAAATTACAATGAGTGGCAATACTGATTTGGTATTCTATTCATATGACAGTGTTATGCCGGGCGATCAGCTAATCATTGAAGCTCCAGTATTGGGTATATTGAACCAAGGGACTTATACCGTTGCGAGTAGTACGGCTAATTCGATTACGATTACGACTGCGTTCAATTCAAACATTGCATATGCTGTTTCTGTTGGAATCATTCCAGGTACATCGACCACAGTTACACTCACTGCAAATAATGTCGGTACGGTTGGCAACTCAATCAATTTAACGTTCACGGGCTCAAATTCTATTGCAACTGCAATCACCACTTGGAATGTCGCTAACCCATCTAATCAGGTAACTCTTACAAGTGGAATTGGAACTCAGATTCCTACAGCTCAGACGCTTACACTGAGTGGTGGTGGTGGAGTTCCGCTGTTGCTTGCATATACACAGATCGTTGTGCAAGAAGCTGTACCGTATACAGCTTATAAATATCTTTTAAATCTCTCACAAGACCCATTGAATGTGAATTCGTATACTATGATTCTCAAAGGCGATATTCTCGCTTCAAAGATCTCAGTCGCTGCTGGCGCTACAGCTACAGCACAATCTAAGCTGAACTTCCCAACAATTGTGCAATTCGGTGAAGATTCATATAAATACTATGGTGGTTTGATCCATGCTGTCGGTCAGACGTTACGCGGCGAACCAACAGATGAGATTGCATTCCCAGGTGTATCAGCATCAGGTTCATACATTGAGATCTCAGCACCATTACCTAAGCGTATTCAAGTGGCTATTGTTGTTAGGGATTTAACTGGAGCGGTTTTCTCGACAATTCAATCGAACGTTCAATCAGTTGTGTCATCGTATGTCAATTCGTTGGGTGTTGGACAGAATGTGGTCTTCTCGCAGATCATCTCACTCGTTCAGGCATTGAATGGTGTACAGGCAGTGTCAATTAGTTCGCCCACGTACAATTCAACTAATGATCAGATCGTAAGCCAAGCACAAGAAAAACCAGTAATAATCAACCCAGTAACAGATGTAACTGTATCATTGGCAACGTAATGAGTATAGACGGCATTTATAAAAGACTGCGCAAATTCCTCAATCCTGCCCAAAAAGGTAAGATTGTCGATGCTATGCTTTACGCATTGGCAGCGGGCGATAATATCAATGAAATGAACATCGTGGCTATGAAAGAGCAGCTATTTATCATGACTGCGAGCGGTACATTTCTAGAGAAACTCATGGCTCGCCTCGGTATTGTGAAGCCACCTGGAATCGGTATATCTGACGATCTCTTCAGACAGATGGGTATAACAATTACAAACAGAAAACTCGTAACGAACGTCTTTCTTGATGTGTTGGAGATTTTCTATGGTGCTGATGCTATTAGAGCAAACGTTTTATCTGGCAATCCAGAGGACTATAATCTTGTCGATGGTATGACTTTGATCATTCAGCCTGATTTCAACCCAATTCCACTCACAATTACATTCCAAGCCAGCGACTTCAGTGATATTTCTCAAGCAACAGCTGAAGAAGTGGCTGGAGTTATCTCTCGTCTTGCGTTTAATGGTGGATATACACTCACAGCTTCAGCTATTGTCGATACCACTACGGGCGAAACCTACGTTCAACTGCTAAGCGGCAGTCGAGGTCCGCGTTCAAGCGTGACTGTTATCGGTGGAAGTGCTCAGAATATCTTGAATTTCCCTGCTAGATCAGCTTCCACTCCAATGATCGGAACTCAGTTTAGTATGTCGTTTGTTGGTGAATATGTAAGATTTACATGGACGGCGGGACCAAATCCTAATGTTGGCTTTGTTTCACCTGGTGATTACGTCAACATTTTTGGTCCACAGTTCCTTGCATCAAACCAAGGCGTCTTCACCATCTCGAACGTACAAGATGGCAATGTAGGCGAAGCATATTTCGAAATCATCAATCCTAACTTCCAAGTTCAAGGACCAGCAACACTGAATGCAGTTGGTGGCGATAGCGGTGGCGGTTCAGTCATTGCAACAGCATCAATCGATCCGATTCCTATTGGCGCTGTTCGCTCAGGCAACATCACCACCATTACAACTCTCGCCCCTCATGGCTTTCTCGTGGGTCAAGAAGTCACTATATCTGGTGTGGATAATACGACATTTAATGGTACTTTTCTCATATTAAGTGCAGCGTCGAACACGTTCACATATGCTCAAGCGGGAGCCGACACGACATCAGGACGCGGAACAGCTTCTGTCTCCTATGGCATTGCAACATTAGATGGAGCCGTTCGAGTTTCAGGTATTGCGACTATCACCACAACTACTACGCATAATTTACAAGTTGGCCAATTGGTGATGGTGGAAAATGTAGGCGATTCATCATTTGACACGACTGCAGCCATTACGGGCGTCACGTCAAACACTTTCACCTATTCGCAAATGGCTTCAAATGATCTTGTATTCTTTACACCTGTGAAGCAAACGATTCAATCGCAAGCTCGATACGCTTCAGTATATGAAGTGAATCCATATGAAGTGGTAATCTTTATGCCCATCACGACAGCTATCGTTACTCGACAGTTACAAGGTGCATGGCACGTTCATGGTTCAGCACTGGACAAGACATTCCTCGGGTCATATTGTTACAGCCCTAAGCAGGGTCTTCCCGTCTCTCAATATTTCACTACTCTTACTCAAGCGATAAATAAAGGTACAATTCAAACGGTTGGTTTTGGATTTAATACATCCGCATTCCCAGATGCAACGGGTTATTTGCTATTTGAAAAAGGTACAAGCAATCAAGAAGGCCCTGTAAAATATCTAGGCCGACCATCAGATGACTCACTACTCATCGATCCTGCGTATAAATTTCAAAAGACTCATCCTGTTGGCTCATCAGTGAATCTCCTCAATGGTACTGCGCCATATCTACCGACGACAGATGGTAGCGACTATCCGACATACGTGACTGGAACTGATGAAGGTCAGGTTCAAGCTCAGGCGTTGATTCAATCTCTCACAGCATCGGGAATATTTTTGAACATTGTGATTGTCGTTCCGAAAGCTCCAGGCTGGCAATCTATACTACCTGTTTACGATGGTATTTACAACGGGACATCATAATGGGCTCACAGCAAATTTTACAAAATGGCGCGGGTGTGGTGCTGAAGATTAATGGCGCTCTTGCTGGATTCGCTACCGGTATGACATTCACTCGAACTCTTAGCACGAAAGTGATAAATGAGATCGATAGTCCATTTGCAGCTGAGATTATGCCCACGACTTATATTGTTCAAGGGACTCTGAGCGGATTACGAGTGAGAGGCAGCGGTGGTTTAGATGGCTATGGAATCATGAATGTATCGACGCCAATCAATTTCTTCAGTCAACAGTACTGCATTATTGAAGTGGTAGACATCTCATCGAAGACCACCATATATACTTTTCAAAAGGTTGTTTTTGATCAGGATTCATGGAATGTCCAGTCTCGATCACTATTCACGTTCAGTGCGAACTTTAGAGCTGTATTTGTTCAGAATGAATATACTCCAAACTCCCCACCAGCTGCCAAGAAAGTATAATGATATTACAGACTTGAAAGAGAATCTTAATTATCAACACATCCCCGCCTCAAATCCTCCCAGGACAATTTATGCAATCATTCATTCATGACCCTTTCGCTGTAAAACGTTTAGAGAGGCTTTTAAAGCGAAAGCTCACGACTGCTGAACTGGAAGGTGAAGCTCCTGTTCGCATTAGAAAAGCTGATGGGACATTACATGTAGAGTGGGTACGCAAAGTTGACCTAAGAAGTCTGTATGGCAATAAGTAATATGAAACAACGTACTGGATGTAAAGAAAATAAAGAATTACAAGAGCTTAATGGTATTTTGCTGCAACAGATTGCAGCATTGAAAGAGCTGATTATCATAAAGGATCAGCTTATCGCTAGTAAGTCACTAGCGGCTCAACAGGCTGTTCAGCATCAACCATTCCCTATTTCTTGGACTCCTCAACCGTATCAGCCGACAATCACATGTGAAACTCCACTTCCTTGTGGATGCTTAGTAATGGATTCACATGCCATCAAGCTTGCAACGCACAGCATTAGGAATATTGTCTAATGTCAGTAAAACAGTCATACAATTTTCTCGATGAACAGCGGGTGGACATACCCCATTTAAAGTCAATAGACAGTAGCGTCATATTTGACTTTTCAACACTCATTCAAGCGTTTGTTGGCGACACTCCATATATTTTAAACGGTTTCACTATACCAGTTTCTGGAGTCAGTGGCCCAGCTACTGCACTTCAGCTTGTGGTTGAAAATGCAGTAGTCTGGATTCCAGATGATGCCAATGGTGCATTTCTGCGAGTTGTTAGCGGTACAGCGAATGATGTACTGAACAATTCAAACCCAAAAGTTGTCGGTTCATTCACAGCTGGATTCAATTACATCGGCTTGCAATTTACTCGAGCAACAGATCCAACGACCAATGACTTGGTTTCGTTCTGGGATGTAGATTCAAATTCAGAATATACGCAAACAGTTCCGCTTGGCTTGGTGATGAACTATCAAATTGTCATCAGCAATGTAGGATTTGGCACCACAGCTCCAATTGCAATTGTAAATGTTTCAGGCTCTAACGTTGTTTCTATCGAGAATGCTAAACAGAGTCCATTCAGACTCGGCACTGGTGGTGCGAATCCAGACATCAATTTCCAAGACGTCATCACGGTAGAAAACCCACTTCTTGCCACATCGAACTCAGCTCCAGATCCTTTCCAGGGTGGAGATTGGCAGAATGGTACGTTCAAAGACTGGATGAATATGGTGATGACTGTCCTGAAGCAAATCAGCGGCAGTGACTTTTGGTACACAATTGCCGGATCTGCTCCACCAGATCTCAATCTATTCGATACATGGTGGGATGCAAACGGCTCAGTACTCACAGGCGCGGGAGTATTTCAACATAGTCTATCTGTAGCTGGAATGCTCACATGGACAGCTCCTCTGTTTATTAAATCCATCATTGGCTCACTCGTTTATACGATCAATGCTGGCGTGGTGACACTGAATAATGGTGATGTTGCGTACGTTCAATTGGTTCGAGATCAAGATTTCCAATCAATCAACACGTTCACATTCACTAATGGCAGTGCAAGCGTTTCAGCAACAATTCCCGTCACTGGTTTAATTGCTGGCGATTGGATTAAATACAATCTCGATGGCCTCACAACTTACAATCAAGTTCTTTCTGTCATTGGTACAACCATTACGTTGACGTCGGTCTATACAGGATCTTCAGCATCTGGTAAAGCTTTGCGCGTGCAGGGCAATTACACCATGCAAACTGGAAATGCTTCGACAGTTCCCAATAGTACAGACGTTTATTGGATTGCAAAACGTGACGACAACGCCGCAGTGACAGTTTCAATCTCTGCAGCGAGTAGAGTGAGTGATGTTGCAACATTTACCACGTCTGCAAGTAATACATTTGTTGTTGGTAGTATTGTAATTATTTCCGGCATGACTCCTACGGATATGAACGGCTCATACGATGTCGTTACAATCCCCAATCCAACAACTTTCACGATAGTTCAAACGGGCAACGACGAAACGGCAACTGGATTTGGTGTGGCGAAGAGTGCCGCAGTAATTTACTTAAAATATTTTGGTGAATTGATCCAGGGCGAAGAGCGTCACACATCCGACACTATTTCAAACGACACACTAGCTTACATCGGCGCAACATCAGATGCCGATAGTATTCCTGATTATCTCAGCACATCGACAGGTTCGCTCTATCTGCCCAATTACAATACAACAGCAGGTGAGAATTTAACGGCACGTCTATCTAAAGTTACGGCAATGTTAGCTTCTCACAAACAAGACTTTGATATGATTCTTGATCCAGGTCAATGTCAATGGGATGGAACAACGATCACAGTTACTGGGGCATCACTATCAATTCCAGGTACTGCTATCGGGTCAGCTTCAGTTGCAATCAACACCTATTCTGCTGCTTTACCAGCAAATTCATGTATTTATATTGACTATTCAAGGACTTCTGGTATAGCATTAACGTTGGCACAAGACTTATTGGTCAATGTATCTCCAGAAGAACAACTTTTGATAGTTGCTAGAAACATCGGCGGGAATCTATTAATCAATGGCTAGATTTATTTGGACTCTAGAAAAATGCAAAGAAAATGCGCTGCAGTATCAAACTCGTGGTGCGTGGTACAATGGGAATAGTAGTGCATATGTAGCTGCTCGTCGCAACGGCTGGGCTGAGTTATGTTGTAAGCATATGCACTGTGCACAAGCTCCAGTTGGATTCTGGACGTTAGAACGCTGCATGGAAAGTGCTAAGCGATACGATACCCGCACTGAGTGGTGCGTCAACGATCATAAGGCATATGATAGAGCTCAATACAATGATTGGGTAGATCTATGCTGTGCTCACATGGAGCCTATTCGTCAATCTCATACTCTAGAAAAATGTAAGAGAAGTGCCATGCAGTACTCGTCTCGAAGCGAATGGTACTTAAAAGACATGGATGCATATCTAGCCGCTCATCGCAATAATTGGCTTGAAGTGTGTTGTGGGCATATGATTGAGCTTAAAAAACCCAAAGGTTATTGGACTCTAGAACGTTGTAAAGAAGATGCACTTTGTTATTCTACCAGAGTTGAATGGAGAATTGCAAGCAACGCTGCCGCCTATGCATATAATAATGGCTGGCTAGAGGAATGTTGCAAGCACATGAAGCGTGCGCTCAGTACATCTCTACCAGAACGTAATCTTTTTGACCTCATTAAGGATACCTTCCCAAAGACACAAAGCATTCGCATGAAAACTAAAGATTTTTTTATTAATAAGCCTCACATACATCGATTTGAACTAGACATCTACATTCCCGAATTACGTAAGGGTATTGAATTCAATGGCACTTACTGGCACAGCATCGCTGGCTTAAAAAGAGGCAGATTGCGCTATGGTTGGCCATTAGAGGACATTCAGAACTACCATCAACTAAAGCGACAGTTCTTTGCGGACAAAGGCATCGGCTACATAGAAATTCAAGAAGCTGATTGGACCTCAAATCAACAACAGTGCATAGAGCGGTGCCTAAACTTTCTCAGTCAACCAGAGGTAATTAATGGCTAAAATGTTACCAGGCTCATTAATTCAACAAGCCAGCCTCATCCAGACTGGTACCGTAATCGATGAAGTCATTGATCGTGGCGCAATTCTATTCTCTCAAGCTCCAATAAGTTGGAGCGGTGCTGTAATTTCCGCTTCTGGCAATATCGAATTGCAACTAGAAAATCCTAATGGTAGTTTCGCTGTAAACGTTCTCCCCAGCGGTCTGTATCCACTCGCAGCAGATCAACTCATCATTGCTCTAGCGTCACGTACGGCTGGAACGACGACTCTAACAGCTGGAACATACTCAACTTTAGCCGCTGGTCAATATTGCACAGTAGCTCTAACTTCACTAACTGCAATCAATTTGCTCACGAAAGACCATTATGTACTTTTTAGATGTCGGGATTCATCGAATGGCGCTCCACAACTGATCGTACCGCTAAACAAGCAAGTGCTTCCTCCTGGCATTTCAACCAACGTTGGCGTGTTGCCCGTAATCACTACGGTCAATTATGCCGATCCAGTTTCAACTGTCTTGCCCACTGGAATCAATGCTTTCTTCACGGGAACAATCGCTGGCACCTCAACACCCGTTACTCTTACTGCAAACAGCACTGGCACAGTTGGCAACTCAATCAATTTAACGTTCACGGGTTCAAATACTATTGCCGCTGCAATTTCTACATGGAACACCGCAAATCCTTCAAATCAGGTAACTCTTACAAGTGGAATTGGAACTCAGATTCCTACAGTTGGATCACAAGGTTTATCTGGTGGTACTGGCTCTGCAGTTTTAATCGATGGAACCCTTGGCGTAAATGGCAATACCGTATTGTTCCTCAATCTCGCAACTGGCAATAATCAGATCTACACCTTGAGTGGAGTCGGTTCTACTATTACTTGGACTCCACTTCAACCATTCATAAATGGTGTCACTCCATCGCTTGGCAATCAAGTGCAAGTTTTGAGTGGTATGATTTATGCGGGTCAGATCGGAAATTTTACAGGCACTCAATGGAACTTTGGAGATACTACACGGTTCATTAACAGTGCAGGAAATTACTGGGAACAATCATCGCTTCGCACTGTACTTATTGTTGATGGTTCGACTAATACAGTTTTCAGTACCACAGCATTGGGCAGCGAAAACATCATTGTCAATTATTCCATCGTACGTGAAGATCTCAAAGACACTGGTCAACTCTTCATTACAAATAACGGTTTCTCCGCTACAGTTGCAGGTGACAATACATATATTACTGGCACGGGCGTAACGTTTGCTGTTGCTTTAGTTGGTGGGAATGTAGTTCTTACATATACAGCCTCAGCAATCGGCGAAACTGGTACGATGAATTACTTCACACAGATCTGGTCAGATCTTCCTGGTGGAGTTGCTGGCGTTCCGGTCTATTCAGCTGTTACTACAATCCCTATTGGTTACCTCGATTCAGCATATGTGCAGTCCGATGGCAGTGCGATTGCCAATAACTGTAGCGAACCTACCGTTGTCGGTGGCAAAACTCAAGTTGTGTTGGGATTTTTCTACACAGTTGGAGTGAACGCTGGCTCAACTGCTGGCGATTTGGAAGTGATCGTTGATGGCGATATATTACCACGATATTTGGCTGGAGTTACGACAACAGCCTACTACACGGAAATCAACAATAATACGATCCAAATGTGGACAGATATTACAAGTCCTGCAATTTCCATCGAAGTACGAAGGAAGGCTGGAACGGTTGATACGTCTAGTAATAATAGCACTAAGATCTCATCTTTATTTGATTTGATAGTGGGCTCATCTGCACAAGTTTTAGCTGGAATAGCCAACTACTCATCTATTACGGCAGCAATTGCGAACTCATCAGCAGGATATAACATCTTAATCCTAAGCGGCACTTACACTGAAACAGTTACGGTTAATCAACAGGTTGTTCTTACTGGCAGAGGATTCTCTACTGTTATATCAGGGGGATTAATCTTCGCAACCTCTAATGCATTGGTGAATAGAGTAAACATAGTGGGTAATCTGACCTTTAATAGTGGTTCAGTCGGTAATTATGTAGAAACTTGTTGGGGCAATGCTGGCGGAGCGACAAGTGACTTGGGCACAGATAATGTCTATTCGGTAATTAGGAATTGATATATGGCACTTATTACAAATAAAAATTGCGCAACGGGTGTACTGGAAGATTATTCCGGTGGTCCATTGAAGTATGGCCGACTTCTATGTGATGGCTCATCCTATGCGACGGCTCTCTATCCGCAACTTTTCGCACTCATTGGCTACACTTATGGCGGAAGCGGTGCAGACTTCAATGTTCCTGATATTCGTGGTCGGGCAACAGCTGGAAAAGACAACAATCCTGGTAGTGGTTTTGCCAATCGATTGACTGCTGGTGGATCGGGTATTAATAGTCAAACCTTGGGTGCAGCTGGTGGTGTGGAAACGCAAACTCTTACATCAACTCAATCGGGTTTGCCCGCGCATACAATTTCAGTCTCTGGAACGACTAGCGGGCAAAGTGCTGATCATACTCATATTGTTGGTCAAGGAATGGGTGATACAACGGCAGATACGACAGGATCGCGCCGATTCCCCAGTGCCCTTACTGATAGCTACGCCCAACCTCCTGGCTTACCTTCAGATGGCACAAGCAATGATCATACACATACGGTTATTTCATCTGGAAGTGTTGCCGCAATAGCAGCGACTTCGCCTAGTTTAGTTACTCAACCTACTTTTGTCGTAATAAAAACGATCATGTATGCGTAAGGCAATTATGAGAAAGATCAATAAAAAACAAGGTGGTACCTAATGTGTCCCCCTCGGATCTATGGATACCAGATCTCCCCTAGCGCTTCATCGCTCATAGGACCAATTACACTTCTCGACGCTCAGGCTTCACCAGTCAACCTCATTAGCTATTCGACTACAAACATTAACTTCGTTCAGTTGCAATATGGTTTGGTGCGCAACGGTGTTTATTTAAGTGGTCTCATCACTGTTGCGACAGACGGCGGCTCGAATACGACTATTTCAGATAGTAGCACAACTACATCATTGGCCGGGTTTGGCGTTCAGTTCAGCGCAGTGGTTATTGCGGGCAATCTTTGGATTCAGTATACGACGACTTCCACTGGCTTTGCCACTGCTATGACATATTATCAAGAAGCGTGGAGCAATTAGTGAAATCAAGTCTTTATATGAAAATCTCAATAAAATCAATATTTCCTCATCTAAGAGGTAAATAAATATGCAAAATGCACAAATGTTCAATAATCCGCTGGTGTTGGGTCGTTTAGCGTCGGATCCTGCTGGTGGACAGTCTGGTGCTATTTATTACAATACCACCGACAACACATTCCACGTTTATCTTACCAGTTCGTGGGTTTCACTGACAACTGGCGGTTCAGCTGTTACAACTGTCTCTGTTGCTTCTGCAAATGGTTTTGCTGGCACCTCTTCTGGTGGTACAACGCCTTCATTGACATTATCGACAACGGTCACTGGAATCCTAAAAGGTAACGGAACAGCGATTTCAGCGGCAACAGCTGGAACAGATTATGTCATACCTAGTGGAAGTATTACTGGTACTGCAGCTAATATCACTGCAACATCGAACGGCACTTTAACCACGCTGTCAGCCTTGACTAGTGCTCCGTCTCTAGCTATTTCAGGTTCGCAAGTTTCTGGTGGAACATTAGGCGCTACAAATGGTTTTGCACTCACAAATCTTTCTGCTGCAAACATCTCTGGCATATTGCCTGTTGGTGTCACTGGTGGATCTGGATTGTCGATTGCCACTTCGCAACTCACTGGCCAAGTCACACTCTCTCAGCTTCCTTCAATTGGAGCTCATACAGTCTTAGGAAGTATTGCAGGTGGAACTCCTATCGCTCTCTCCGAGACGCAATTAACGACACTCATTAATCCTTTCAGTTCTAGTTTAAGTGGTGCGGCTCCTGCAAGTGGTGGTGGTGTTGTCAACTTCTTAAGAGCTGACGGAACATGGGCAGCGCCTCTTGGTGCAGGAACAGTCACCTCAGTCGCTCTTGCTGATGGCTCAACCACACCTATCTATACCATTTCTGGATCTCCCGTTATTGGCTCAGGTACGTTAGATTTCACATTAAATACTCAAGCAGCAAATAGTGTTTTTGCGGGACCTTCTTCTGGAAGTGCTCAACCAACTTTTAGAACGCTCGTTGCTGCTGATATTCCCAGTCTTTCATCTATCTATCTCCCTCTTGCTGGTGGAACAATGTCTGGCGCTATTGCCATGAGTTCCAATAAGATCACTGGGTTAGCAAGTGGCACAACAACTGGTGACGCTCTTCAGTGGGGCCAAATTGGTGTAGCAAACGGTATTGCAGGATTGGATAGCGGCGGAAAAGTTCCAGTCGGCCAATTACCTAATGGCGTGTTCATTTATCAAGGTCTTTATAATCCATCGGTTAGTCCTTCTACGGGTGGAACTCCTTCACTTCACGATGGTACAGGCACAGAGGGAATGGTCTACTATGTCAGTACCGCCTACAACGGCATTGTTACTGGAGCATTTGGCGGTGCAAGTCTAAACTTCTCAGTTGGTGATCTGGTTATTTATAACGGTACTGCGTGGGAATTAACCACTCCAGCGGCTGGTGTAAGTTCAGTCAACGGTGCTTACGGCGCTATTGTTTCGACAGTTGCATCGGCAAATGGTTTCGCTGGTACTTATAGTGCAAACGTTTTGACTCTTTCAACTACGATCACTGGCATCCTCCAAGGTAACGGTACTGCGATTTCTGCAGCATCAACAATTGGCTCAGGAGCTGTTGTTCTCGCTGCAAGCCCAACTCTCACTGGTACGATCACAGCTGCAGCGGCTAATTTTAGTGGTGCAATCGGTGCAAATGGTGGAATCACTTCTACTGGCGCATTGACAGTTAACGCGAATTCTGGTGGATCTGCAATCAACTTAGAGTCTACTTCAGTCACTCGCGGTGCAAATACTACAAATGCAGTCACCGAAACGTACACCGATTCATTAACGTTGGTTGACAACGTTACCACTACTTTAGGGACATTCACTTCTTCTACTGTGGCTGGATGGCAAATCGAATATGTCATCGAAAATGGAGCATCGCCTTCACTTACTCGCACTGGAGTAATTAAAGTTACTTGCTCTAGCGATGGATCGAATCCCTCACTCATCGACGATTTCGCAGAGAGTGGCGATTGTGGCATCGTTTGGTCGGCAGCAAACAGCAGCGGTACAATTACCGTCACCGCTACAGCAACTTCACAAGGATCCAACCGTCTCATAAGGTATGACTTGAAAAGTTTTAG